TCTTTAAAATAAAAATGCAATAAGGCGGTATCTTGCCCTATTGCATTTTCGCCATTCAATAACTTTTCTTCTTTCTCTATAAGGTCGTATAAAGACTTTTTTTTCCACGGATAAGTCCTTGTAAGAAGCCATTTATGCCAATAAATAATTCATCATCATTTCTAAATGCTTCGTAATCTGAAATTTCACGTATACAGGCATCATCAAAAATATACTCACACGCTAATAAAAAGTTTCTATCAATTTCAGCCATCGCAACTCCCAAAACTAAACGTGAAGGTTTTTTGAAATAGCAAACAATAGGATTTCCGTTAGCGTCTTTGTTTTCTACTTTACCAATAACACCGTATTTTATTTTATACTCGTTTTCCTTAGCAATAAGAGCTAATTCTTCTGGAGTTTTTTCAATTTGTTTTGCTGTTTCTATGATTTTCATAATGTTATGATGTTACTACTCCTGCAAAAATGCAAGGTATGTCCATTGTTAATTTTGTATCTCCTTGGTTTGCTACGAATTTATCTTCTAAAAATTCAAAGTTTTTTAAGGTGTGAGTTACTGGAGTAACTCCTGGCCCTGCTAATGAAATTGTCCAATCAAATGGAGCTATATCAGTAGCGTCTTTTGTAGCCGTTGCATCAACTACGGATTTCCACCAATCTTTATAAACAGTAATAGAACATTCATATTCTTTATTACCATATCCACGACTAATTGGTTCTGAGCCCCAGCCCATGCTATTTTCTTTATTTTGTTTTTTTGTCCAATTAATTGCAGTTATTCCAATAACAGGAACACCAAAAACGATGTTTGTTAAATTAGCCCAACTATAATTTATACCATTTACTAATACTGCTGCCATTTTATTTTATTTTTTATGCTAAGCCAAAGCCTATTGTGAATGTAATAGTTTTTCCAGTTCCGCGCGGTGTTAATGTTACCGTGATAGGAATGTTTTTAGTAGTCGCAACAACTTCTACACGAGATACAGTAATTTGATTTGCTTCAACGGCTGGATCTAAACTTAAATCTCCATCCTTAAACATTTGAGATAACGGGTACCCAGCTAATGATTTGTAAGCTTGAATAGAAGTTTCAGCTAAAGTACCATCTGCATTTAAAAAGTTACGAGCGTTTAACAAATCCAAAATAGATTCGTAAATTCCTCGTATTGCTTTAAATATGGTTAAATTATCTCTAATATTAGCATAATCACTCGATGGAGAAACCGCACACGAATCATCATTAAAAAAAGTTCCTGTTTTGTTAGCAAACTTCTTTAAATAAATATATCCATAATCATTTAATTGATTAGCTAATGATTGAGAAACAGCAGTATAATTGGTTCCATCTAAAAATACAGCCGTTTCGCATTCTGTTCCATCTGAGCAATTAAAAGCTCCTACTTCGGCAAATGATTGAGAAACAGCAGCTAATGAAGATACACCCAAAGCATAACCATAACTACCGATAACTTGCATTTGAGTTTTTGACAACTCAAAACCTACACCGCTACCAGATTGACCTTCAATAAACGAAACCCCATCGTCGTTTAACGCTCTTAAATTTGGCAATGCCGCTAAAGCCGTAGCCGTGTTATTTGCGCAAATTGATAAAGTTGCAGGGATTAAAGCAGCAAGTAAAGCTGTATTTGATACTTTTAAAGCATCTAACATAGAAGTTGCAAATGTTCTACCAGTTGCCCCTATTCCATATCTACGACCTTTTCCAGACCATGCAGCAGCCACACTAGCCACATCAGATTTTAACTGAGTATTGAAAGTGGTAATATTGTTGGCGCTCGCATCTAATTTAATAGAGAAATATAAAATTCCTAAAGGATTGCCTCTAAAAAATTCACTAATTTGGTAATGGAAAATTCGCAACCATGATTTTGTACCGCCCGAAAAAGTACCAGCAGTTATTGCAACCGTGCCTGTAATTGTAAAGGTATTTGATTTACTGTTTGGCCATATACCTAACTTTTTAGGTGCAGTTACTGTATATGCTCCACTTGAACCAACAACAGCGGTAAAGCCGTGTATATATGTATTAGCATTAACTGCCGCTACTAAAGAAGTCGCTAATAACGTTACAGTTGAATCTCCTGATACTGTAGTATATTCACATAGTGTAATTACCGAACTATCATAATTTGTAAATGTTAATTTTACAACATCTCCAGTTGCTCCTTTATTAGTAACCGTTTCAATTACACTAGCTCCTGTAGCCTCAGCGCACGTATCTACAATGCCGTCTGCCTCTGCATCCAAAATAGAACCATATTGTTTATCTCCTATAGTTGCATAGGCCGAGATAGCAGCAGATTCATAGTAGTAACCAATCATTGTAGAATAATGGTCAAACCCTTGGAATGGACGGCCTAAACCTCCTTTACCTAAATAAAATATAATATTTGGTTCTGCCATTATTTATTTTTTGATTTTTTTGAACTTTTTTGATCTGGATCAATTTCTTCGCTTGTTGAAATAGCATTTTTTTCTAAAACCTCAACCACTATAAAATCACTTGGAGGTGTGGAAAAATGCCATTCACCATCTTTATTTACGTGTGCTTTTGTTGCTTTTGGATGGCTATCTAATGCTTCTTGTGCTGTCATGGTTAGTTAAATTAAGGTTGTACCGATCTTGAAATTTCAACATATTTAGATCCATCAAATATAAATCTAAATAAAGCCTGTTTTGATGCTGCTAATGTTTGAGTAGTAACAGCGTTTGCAATAAATCCAGTACTTAAAGTAATCGTTCTAGTTCCTGTAGCATTCGAAGTAATTAATAAATCTAATTGATCCGCCTTATTTGAATAAGTTGTTGAAACTGTAAATGTAGGACTTATTGAAGTGGTCGCAACTGTTGCAAGTTGGTAATAAAAATTTGAAGGCTTAACAGTAACCATCGTTGACGTAGGAGTAACTGCTAAAAGTCCATAAGTTAACGATCTACCTGTATTATCTCCTAGTTTTGTAGTTCCAAATCTTGGATTTGTAGATTGAGCAGTTACATTAAATGTAACTGCTATAAGTGCTAATAAAATTATTTGTTTCATATTATTTTTTTTAGTTTTTTAGTTTATAATTAAGCTCCGTAGTAAGTGATTTCAGCAGGTGTAACGTAGTTTACATCTATCTTCATTTTTCCTTTCACAAACCAAAAGTCTGAGTTTGCCGCAACCTGTCCGATTTTTAAATTATTTTGGTCATCACTTGAATTTACACCTAACCATAAGTTAGACTCCATTGTAGGTAATGCTTTCGCAATATAAAAAGTATTTTCAGGAAAATCAGCTACTCGCACAATTTCGTGTCCTCTGAATTTCAAAACCCCTGCCTCAGTAATATCAATTCCTTTATACGGTTGCGTTACTACGTTACGTTGATACTCTGTATATAAATCATAGGTTAAATAAGAACAGAAATATCTCATTTTTGGGTCGTAACGTAAAGCTGGTGCGATTTTTTGAAATCCTCTGTCAAATTCACCAGCAACGTTTACATTTGTTAAAGTAATTGGAGATGATACTTTTGCTACATTTGCATCAGCACTCATTTTAGTTACAAATCCATCAATATATTTACCAATATCCTCACCGTCTGCGTTTACATAAGATGTACCAGCCGTGTTTCCATTGTTTATTAACAGATTTAAATACGTTGCATTTTGGCGCATAATCTCATAAAGAACAACTGAGTTAGCTTCAAAAGGCAAGCCTCTATCCATTAATAACTCAGGCATATCTTTTGCAAACCAATGATCGGCATAAATATTCGGGTTAAACTCTTGGTAAATTAAATATTCACCTAAATTTAAATAACGCTCTCCGTTTGTAATTACTCCATTTCCAGCCGTTGGAGTAGCTTTTGGGTTTTGAATAAATTGAGTGTAATCATGTTTCCAAGTTGGAATAACAAATTTATTTGAAAGCGTTTCTTTAACGTAAAGAGATGACGAATTAATCATATCTGCTCCAGTTAATGCAGCTAACATAAATTGTCCTGCTGCTTGACCCGAGTAGGTATTAGGTGTTAAATTAAATCCTGAATCTGCCATTTTGTTTATTTTTTATTTGTTATTATTTACGTTTGTTTAATTTTTCTAACATGGAGTTGTTAATGTCCATTGCTGTATAAGTACTTGCGTTTCTTAGTTTTGTTTCAAATTTAGCACCAGTAACTTTAGCTGGAATAGCGTTTAAAATTTCTTTTGTTCCAGTTGGATTAGCAATATACTGAGCTTTCATTTTAGTGATAACCTCGTCTTTGTTCTCGATTTTACCTAACTTTACAGCGTTTGAAATTTCTAATTCTGCCTCATTACAAGTTGCTTCTTTTGCTTTGTTTTCAGCTTCTGTTTCCATTGCTTCGAACTTTGCTTTTAGTTCATTGTACTTAGTATCGGATTCATCTTTCATTTTTTTAGCATTTGCCATTTCATCCATATACTTATCGAACTTGGATTTATTTTCAGTAATTTCTGCTTTAAATTTACTTTCGATAGATTCGATAGCATTAAGAATAGCATCTTCATTTGCTGAATCATTTAATCCTAATTTATTTGTTACCTTGCTCATTTTTGGTTGGGTTTTATTTTCAATTAATTTATTAACGATTTTAGTGTAGTCTTTGTAAGTAGCCGTTGGTATATCGATTCCGTTTATATTTAAACCGTTTGAATTAATTATTTCGGTGCATATTCCTAATTCCTCAGCCTCTGTTGGAAAAATCCATGTCGTGCGATCCATCATCAATTTTATTGTATCTTCTGATAAAAAAGAACGTGAACTTAACATCGTTCTAATTGATTGTTCAAAAGCCTTTGTACTTTTTTCATCACCTCCACTAACAGGGTGTGTCATCAATTTTGAAAAATCCATCATTTTTCTAATTCTACCTGCCATAAATATTGGAAATGAAATACTTGCTGCTGTTCCGGTATTTACCGTATCAACAGGAGTATTTGAGGATAACATGGCATGAACTATTTGCTCTCCATCCGTTACTACGCCGCCACCTGAATTAATCCACACTTCAATAGACTTCTTATTTAGACTGTCAAGGAACATTAATTCTCGTGTAAATTGATCTCCCATTATTCCGTCACCGTCTTCACTATCTGCCCCTATATGCTTGTTTATAAGCATAATTGGTATTTCTGCGCTTGGATCTAGGGTGTATTTCAATTCCACATTGTAAAATTAAAGTAGATTGCATTTAAATGGCTTGTATTTATGCTAAACAAATTTGCTATTGTGGTAGCATTTATTTAATTTAGTGCGCAAAACATACTTAATGATAAATAAGCGTAATTATTCAAGCGTGAGCAAAAAATCAATGATAGACGCAAACAAAAGAAGACTTTTATGTTTTCCTAACAAAAGAAACTCAGCTATATTTTTAGCGATTTGCTTTAAGGAGAAAAAAAAGAAAAGTTCATTAATGCACGAAATGTTTTTATCCTTTATTAATAGATTAAGCGAAGATAAAAAACAGGAATATTTGGATCTTTATAAAACTTTGAGCGAAGATCAAATTAAAAAAATAGGGATTAAAAATATTGAAGATGATGGGTGTTAACGAAAATGATATGCAATTATTATAAACAAATGAATAATGGATTACGAAACTAGAAATTTTTGGAATGAAGAAATGATCTTTGAACCGATTTATGGCATTGACGCTATTAATCCTATTGGATTAGTTAAAATAAATCAGATAAATCCTGATAAAATAGAAAAAGAAAAATCTATTTCTGATATTTTTAAATACCCGTTTTTGTGATCCTTGTTTTTCTAAGGGTTTTCAACAAACTTAAAAGTCATTATACCGGTGTGATTTAAGGTTAATGAAGATAAAGCTGTTATATTTACGCTAAAATAATCACTTGATCCATTGGCTAAAAAGCAAGTCGTGTAAATACTTCTTGTTACATTATCTATATTAAATCCATTTTGTAAAACCTCCGAAGAACTTCCATTTTTATAAAGAGTAAAATCATAAATATTTGTTGTTGAATTAAAAAGAATATTCATGTGTAACTCGTACCAACCAGCTTTTGATGGAGTAAATACTCCGGTCGATGAATTATACCAACTATTTACATTTCGATCAACTGTAGGCATTTTAATAGCAGTAGGGGTAGATGAAACAGCTAAAGATGTTGTACTAGAGTGTAATTTAACCAATGTTGATTGACTGTTTAAATAAACCAAATCAGTTGCGCTAAAATCATACGTAACTGTTGCACTATCTAAAGCATTGTAATCGTGATCTATATGAACATTCTCAATTGTTCCGTCTGAAAATGTTGTAGGATCTGCTGTTGCATCAGGCGTTAAAGTTTCTAAGAATCTTATAGGAGTTCCTGTCGAACCAGTCATCCCATGCACGGTATAAATTCCTTCTTTATAAAAAATATGGCCATTAGTAATATCTTTATTAGCATTACTTAACACACATCCATCAATTACATAAGGTGTATTTCTATCATAAGATGGTCCAACTATTGCACTAGCAATATATCTATAATTTTCTTGAATTCCTCTTTGTAAAAAAGACAATGATCTCGTTGAAAATGGTTGTAGTTTATTTGGATCTACGGCCTTATCTGTATCTATTATTTTCATGTATTTTCATGTTTTGTTTTTAGTTCATCTAATACGCTTATAAACGCTTTCATTTTATCAATTACAATTTTTTCAGCATCCTTTTGCGTGAAATTTTCATCATATTTAATATCAATGGGTATACATATTAAATTTTCTATGTTTATTACTATTTTTTTCATGGTGTTATATTTTTAAAAAGTATCAATGTTATATCTAATCCCAGCTAAAACAAACTTATCTGCATAAGCTCTAATAGCATTCTCTCTTTTGTTTAAATTATTTCCTAATGCAGTAAATAAGGCAGATGGAACGTAAATAGTAAAATTATAAGTAGATGGGTAAGATGGATCAACGCACATATAGCTAGTTGAAAAATAGTCATTCACCGACATTTTAGAGCTATAAGCATCGGACGGGGCCATAAGAAATATATTGCTTATAATATTATTATTTTGTATGTAAATTTGTGGATCTGAGGGATTATTGAAGAACCAACGGTTTAACATGTATTCAAAAGTAATAATCTGAGATGTATATTTTCGTCTTTCTTCTAACCCTATGAAGTTATCTAATATTTTAATCCAGTAATTAGTGTCAGTAGGTGGATTTCCAGTACCTAATTGAATGCATTCGTATAAACCTCTATTATCATCATAAACCCTATCCCCTACTGTATAAGCGGTTAATGAGTCGTACTTATTATGTAAATTATAGCTACCATTAACGTATTCAATGTAAAACAAGTTATGTAACCATTGTAATGGCTTCATTAAAGTGTGCATCCATGCTGCAAATTTAGGTTTTCTCCTTAATGGATTCTCTAAATTATCAGTTTGCGTATTAAAATTTATATCGTAAATACTCATTCTATCCTACAGTAAATGTTAAAGTATATGCAAAAGTATTTAATGCTGTATTTTCCTCAACAACATATCCCGCATAAGTTGGATATGTGGATAAAATTTCTGTTTTATTTTGTATTAAATAAGTCTTGCTTCCAAACGCCGTTGCATCAGCTCTCATGGCTAAGTCTGTGATAATAAAATCAGAAACTCCTTCAACTCCATTTATTAAAATCCCGTCTGAATAGTCAGGTAAAACAGCTTGTATTAAATCAACTATTCTAACTGCTCCAGTACCAAATGGTATGTTTTTTAAATACAAATTAATTGCAGCTATAACATTAGTTTCAATAACAGCAGCATATTGACCATTGTAAACTATTTCAGCATTTAAATATAATTTGTCAGATACAAGTGATTGCACTAAAAATTTAATGCCCGCAAATCCTATTCCTGACCCCGCGCCAAAATAAGTACCGTCACCTCCTTGTTCTAAATATCCTATTAACGAGTTTAATTCTGGTGTAGTCAACGCAATAGGAGGTTCTTGTTTAGCCACCTTTACACTTACAATCATATTAGGCAGCGTTTTTACGGTACATCTAGTAATAATTCTTTTAGTAGCGTCAACCGTTGGGTAACTAGGATAAAAATCAATTAATTGTGTGATTTGTGGTATTGTGGCATCGTACTGAAACTTTAACACCTTATCCCTTACCCATGCTTTAGATCCTGTAAATGAAGCCTCTAATTTAGATTCAAAATCTGATTTAAATATATCTAAAATCTGCTCAAATAGATTAATTGCAACGGCTTGTATGAATATCCAAGTCGTAAATTTAGCTGTTTGTGATGGGCTTGTCAATCCTGATAATGCAGATTGCTGAGTTTTTTCATAAACTATTTGCGCTTCAATTTCGCTAATTTTTCGTGCCATAAACACAAAAATAGTAGTAAAATAACATTGATTTTGTTTGTTTATGCTAACTAATTTTGTATACTGTAGTAAATCACTAAATCACAGGCGTAATAGTTGCTGTATGTGGCGCTGTATCTTCATAACCTCCAATAGGTAAATTCGTTCCTTGGTCTGTCCAAGTTGTAGTGAATACCTGTAAAAAGTGATACACGTTATTATGATCTTTATCTGTTGTTTCAGAGGTACAATTAAACGAGCCGCTGCCAGTAACTTTGAATAATTGAAATTTCAATCTTACTTTTTGTTTCAACGTAAACACTTCAAAGTTTTCTTCCATTGTACCATCCATATTATCTAAACGATTATCAACAATATGAAAAGTAATAGGGAACGGATCGAATACTCTAATGCCATTACCAACTAATTCACATGGTGCATCATCTGGAAATTCAATAAAAATAGCTGGCAAACGATAAGATTCATCACTACCGTCTTGTATTCCTTCCACTTGATTATTCCACATTGCTATTGTGTAAACCTCTGGTATTTCAGCTATTATTTGTGCTTTAATCGCATCGTATAGTGCTTTTTCCATTACCTTAAATTATGTTGTAATATTTGATTGAATTTTAGTTTTAGTCTATTTATGAATTTAGGAGATAAGCCTATAAATTGACGTTTAGGCATATTAATTGTGTGTTTACCTATACTTACTTCTCTTTGAAAATTAGCGTGTTTTAATTTTGCATACCTAAAAGACCCGTCTCTTTTTACCTTAAAGTTTTGAGTAACAATTCTTTTTTTCTTTTTTATAATGCCTCCGTTATTGTGTATTTTAGCATAAACAACACCGTCAATACTCCATTTTAATTTACCTCCATAAAAAAATCCTTTAAAATAACCTTTATATGAACGCCTAGCTGCGCCTATTAATTTTCTAGTTCGGCCAATTAAAATTGGTTTGCCATTTAATTTTTTAGTTCTTTTTCTTGCTTTCCACTTTTTACCCTCGTAGCTTTCAGTTGCAAAATTTTCTAATATAGCTTTTTGCCCTTCATTTCCCAAAACTTTAGGCGCATCTTTCATAGTTTTAGTTAAAACCCTAACTAATCTTTTTTCTATTACTGATTTAGCGTTTGATTTCATTTAGGTATTTTTAAATCAAAATTTCTTTTAGCTAAGGTATTATATTTTTTTGGTACACTAAAATAAGGATGAGATTTATCAAAAATTTTATTTGTTATTCCGCTATTATTTTTAAATACTGGTTGCATTTTAGATTCGGCAAAGTCTTTTACTTCGCTTAATTTATTAGCACCATCTGGCTTAACATCTTCGTATTTATCTATTTTTTCCAAGTGACACCTGCAATTAAAATGATTTGGAGGTGAGCAAGTATGCCAGATTTTATCATCTGTATTAGCAACCGTACCATTTAAACGCTTGCATATTTCGGAAGTATGAGAATCGTTTATAGCTACATATCTTAGTTGTGTAAATAGTTTTTTATCTGCAATAGCCTCCCTGTAATTCAATGCGTTATTTGCGGACGTTAAGGCTGTTACATATTCACTTTCTAAATACGCCTCGTTAAATTTGCTATAAGTAGACTTAACTCGATCTCTAAATATTTTATATTCTAACTTTTCGTTTCCTTCATATAAAAACATCTGCATTTCCTTAACTTGCTGAAAAGTTTTGGCAGCAGAAAACATATAAATGTTATTCTTTAATTCTTTAAGCAAAGCATTGTCAACGTCTCCAAAACCTATTTCAACAGCACCATTAAGAACCTTTGCAGTTTGGTTATATAAATTATTTGGTAGGTTGTATAAATCAATTACCCCTGCAAAAATACCCTTAAACAAAGATTCTATTTGCTTCTTTGTATAAAGTATTTTAGGCGTCTCCATAAAGCTCTTTCAATGAGTTTTTTATGTTTAAGTTTGGTTGTTCTTCAGTTTCTTCAACTTCTTCAACTGGTATTCCAGTTCTCTCAAAGAAGTATTCAGCATCCATTTTTAAACCTGCATCTTTTAAAGTTTTAGCAATGATAGCCGTGTTTAAATTTGATGCGTCCTGAGCCGTTCTAATCTCTAATTTTTCTTTATCGTTCTTGAACTTAAACGTTAATCCTAAAGGAATCGGAATGCCTATATTAATCAATTTAGGTATTATAATTGAATTAGCGTTATGTTCAAATTGACGAACTTGTATAGTCTCGGTATCTTTTAAAGCCTCTTTTACCTCATCGTTTGAGCCAAGTTTTCCGCTAGTTGAATCAATCGCATCTGCATGGCCTAACAATTCCTTGCTAATCTTCTTTTCTAAACGCTCTTCTAAGTTTGGATAAACCATATAGCCAGTGCCGTTTCCAGAGGCTGTTATAAATGCTATTTCGGTTTGCATATCGGTAATAATACTTGGATTACTAGCCATATTAGCCATACTTTCAGCTAATTTATCATATTCAGCACCCTCTGTATGATTTGTTTTTGCGTGCCTTAATGGCTGTCCGAAAACCTCAGCAAAATCAACATTAAAGCCCATTAAATTACGAAGGAATATTTCGTAATAAGCTATTTTGTAAAGCAATCCATAACCACATTTAGATTGAGCAGTATCGGTAAGCGTATCAATGTAAATAGACCAATCATAATAAGATTGACCATTTTCGTCAAGACAATTTTTGTCCATAAAATTAACCAAACCTTGTGGTGAATAAGGTATTTGCGCTACCGTTAATCTATCTGGACTCACGTTTTCACGCTTAACTAACGTGACATCTTTTAGTTTGTTTCCGTCTAAATCTCCTAAATTTATCAATGAATATCCATATAAATCAGCATCACTAGCATAATTCATAATATCAAAAAAATACTTTTGCTTTAATAAAGCCGTTGCATTTTCATCAATTACATCACCTTTGTATAAACCAAAATCTTTTAATAAGATCATGTTTTTGCGTTTTTTTATACAAGCGGAAACATGGGCATTCAATGGCGTATCTGCAAATATTCTCTGCATCTTAACTCTAAATGGTAAAATAGGATTTTCAGCCTCGGTTAAAGCCTCTCTGTGAGAAAGAATGTCGTGCTTTATCCTATGAAACTGAACAGGGGCTATGTGTTTATTGATATTTTGAGCCGAACCATTTTGTTTTAAATCGTTAGGATTTGTGCTAAACCAAAAATTCTTTATCTTATCTCTAAATCCCATTATTAATAACTATTAATGTTTTTTATATTACCATTAAAACGAATTTTATTTCCCTTTAACGGTTGCAATTTAGGTAAATTTAATGTAATTCTACCATCTGCACATTTTTCTAACCAATTAATAGCATCATCATAAGCTTTTACTCTTAAATCTGGTATATTTCTGGGAGCAATTCCTTTATGTAATTTATATAAAGTACAATCAATATAATGTTCTAAAATGTTGGGATTTCTATTATCTCCATTAATCCAACTTATAGGCTGCCATGCTGTAATATCTGTTTCTGGCGTTATATTTAAAGAGTTTTTAATAGCTTGGTAAATAATAGAATTGTGTTTTACTTTATTTCCAATAACATAACTTGTTACTGATGAATAAGCTGAAAAATCTGTTGGTAAAGCATTCGGCAACAAACCTACAACTGAATAACTTACACCAACTCCCCAATGAACAACACCATAAGTTACGCTATCTGGAAATACATTCGAATAAGGTAAATTTTGATAAGTAGAATATTGTAATTGTTGGCCGTGAGATAATTGAGTGGAAGGAATTAAGCACTTGTAAATTTTACCTTTATAATAAATTAAATCTCCAACGCTGTAATTATTTTCATAATTAAATAAAGGGTATGGATAAGGAATATAGAATAAATCATATTGACTACCTAATAATTTCCAATGGCCTACAGTAAATGCCTCTGGAGTTGAAATTGTAGACGTGCAAATATATGCTAAGCCAGCATTTAAAACAGTATCATTTATCGCATAAGTTGAAGTTGATGAATAAGGCGTAAAATTTAAATCAATTAACTGTCCAGCTTGGTAAGTTTTAATAAATGAATAAACCAATGTATCAGTAAACTCCTCTGCTAGATCATATTTTTGCACTAAAGCCTCTGTAATTGTTGCTTCTGCTCCTTTTTCAGCCTGTAGCCTTAGCGAGTCATCTCCTCTTATGACTTGCTGTAAATTATCTGATTGGATAAATGTATAATGATCTTTTAGCCTCAAATATGCCATAAACGCAAATTTATGAGTAAATTAAGATTTAATAGTGGTGTTTATGCTAACTAAAAAAAAGTTTTAAAGTGGGGTTAAATGACGTTTAATATTTTATATGGTTTGACCCCACTTTATTAAATTCCATTTTTCATACTTGTATTTAATTGTAATAATTAATAACTATTTCTGGTACGGTACCGTACCGTTTTAGTACCGTTTTAGTACCGAGAATTAATAACTATTTTTCCTAACTGATTTTAAAGAGGATATGTGAGCAGCTTTGCCACCTCTTAAATAATTTTGATATTCATTAGCAAAATTAAACGTAACCATATATCTCAAAATATCTGAACAATGACCAAACTCTTGATATGATACGCCTGTTAGCTTGTTTTTAATTAAAGTTTTTTTAATAGTTCCGTCGCTATCTTCTAAAGTGTACTGGTAATCATGTATTGATTTTTTACAATTGGAGCCTATTATAATTGACAATCCCTGCTCATTCCTTGCAAATATTTCATTAATAAAATTACCAGATTGAACAACGCTTGGATTAACTGATTGCAGCCTTAAATTTGGTTTATACTCAGTTAAATTTGCTATTATGTCCGTAAAGAAGTTTTCGCCTTTTTCTTTTTTAGTATCTTCTTTTAGCGAGGTTCTGTCACCACCAACAAATAAGCCCTTAACTCTATTTTGAGGATACCGTTTTTTAAATTCAGCGCAAACGTGCTTAACTCTATTCAAAGGGTCGGGTAAACATATTTCATCTATTTGGGTTAAATTTTTACCATCAATTTGCCATACTTGGCACGGTAAATATGGATTAACGTTTTCGTCCCACCACAGAAATAAAGGCCTTTCTTCATTCCAACTAACATTTTGAATATGAATATTTGCATTAAAATCTTTCCAAAACTCACCACCTGTACGTAATTTACCCCAATTGCCAAGACCATAAACATTGTAGTAAGCGTTATCCGTAATTTTATCTTTCTCAAAATCATCAATAGTGTGCTGGTCGACAAAACCACCTACTAATTTTCCGTCCTTCCAACGCCCAACAATAAACACATTATCTAAGTAGTTAGTTTTTAAAATAACAAGATTCCCAAACTCATTTACCCATTTGCCCGATATGTCGCATTCTTTTTCTATTAATATTTCTTTATCAAATATGTTTGTTTTAATCCAATGCTCCTCGCTAATCGGGTTAAATATCCCTACGATTTGTTGATTTGCTCGACCTCTTAAACGTTTACGGATCTGCTTTAAATCAACTTCATCAAATTGGTTTATTTCCTCTAAAATAACTCTTTTAAAATTAGATATACCCTTAATCTTTTCGCTGTCATCTAATCCTCTAAATCTAACATAAGATCCTGTTTTGCACCTGATATAATTTTGTTGAATAACAAACAAATCTGACAGCCCCCATTCAGAAATAATGTTTTTAAAATCGCTATAAATTGAATCCCGTATATCTGTAGCGTATTTACGAAGCACTAAGGAGTTATTGTCGCCTCCTTGCAACATTTCAATAACGGTAAGTTGAACAACTGAATAGGTTTTACTAGCAGATGATCCGCCATAAACCCAAACATATCTAATCAATAAGTTGTCGAATGCCTCTTTTAAATGCCAAAAAACATTATTGAATAAATTTGGGTTTATTTCTATGTCCTGAAATTCTGCCATTAATCCATATCTTCGTTATCTTCTATTTCAGGTTTTTTATAACCAATACGAATGGTTCTAGCCACTTCTACCTGTGCGTTTACTTCTGTTGGTATTAACTTAGATGCAATAGTGTAAAATAAACTAGGGTTTTTTTTTGCCCAATCCAATAAATTAGCTTTACGATCACATTGAAGATCGTTAAATACAGATAATACAGTTTCCTTTACGGTTCTAGTCACCTTATTCTGAACTCCTTTTTTACGCCCACTATTTAAAGGTTTTTCGTCCCCCTCTTTAAATGCCATGCTATCAATGTGCTATTTTATGCTATTATAGCGTAAAGATACGAAAAAATATTTTAAAATTAATCTCATTGAAACACAATCAGTTACATAATTATTGATTTATTATTTAAACTCTATTGATTTGCTATTGATTTATTACTTATATTTGTATCAGATTAGCAATGTAGCTAATCATTAAAACCTCTGACAAATGAAAAATTTAGCAATCGAAACAACAAACGGAAACAACGTAAATGTAGAACTAGACTTTAGAAGTCAACCATCAGGACATGGTCACTATAAAATTTTTTGTGATGTAAATTTTTTAAATAACAAAAAAACATTTACTAAAACAACAGACAACATGCTTTGGATAGATTCTCTTGCAGATTTAAAATCTGAGAATCCATCATGGGAAGCTATCAATGAATTTTATTTTGAAAAGTTTGGAGATTTTTTTGAAGAACAAATTAACGAATGGATTGATTTAATTCTTGAAAACTAACCACCTTAACAGGTCAGAGGGTTAAGCCTCGCCAACGCCCCTTAGCTGTAAATAGCGAGGGGATTTGGAGGTAAAAAAAATAAACAAATATGAAACTAGACAAAAAAACAAAAGAAAAGATGGAGCATGGCGACATTAAGGCTATTGCTGAGAAAATGAAAATTAGCACTACTACCATTAGCAATGCTAAAAAAAATGGCAGGGGAAGTAGAAAAACTATTGAGGCTATTATCGAATTTTATAAACAGCTTTAAACTAACTAAATAGATATGAAAACACTAGAAAATCACACCGAATCAGAAATATTATTAATGTTAGATTCAATGTTATCTTATCAAATGGCAATTAATAAAGTAGATGAACGTTATGGTGTAAATTTCAAAGTAATTAAAACATTTAATGCAATAACGATAATAAGTAAATGGTGTAATTCTGTTACTTACGATAGACAAATTAATCCAGTAGACGAAAAAGAGCCCAAATATGTTTATGATAAATTAGTAAGAATTTTTCGGCATAC